ACAGTGTGTACCTATGGTAGTATTAGGACCATAACCATATGTCTGTTGAGTATTGTCTTTTGAATGGAATCCCCAGTTGAATGCAGGAGACTGGTGACCCCGCAAGTTTGTGTTGTTAGTTCCAGAACAATATACACCACCTTCTCTATTACCAACAGAGAACATATAATTACCATCAATATAATCTTGTCTCAAAACTCTACCATTACTATCACTACTATTAGGTATGTAGGATGCGTTGGTCATGATAAAAGATTCAGATGGAGCTGTAGCATCATCACCTAATTTATAAAAATTACCACCACCATATTGTGTAATATCATTTGGATCTTGATAATCCTGATATGTTGAAGGAGAACCACCACTTGAGTTTGTTACTTGAGCTCCATCTGTATCCCACAATCTATCAGGATCTTCAATAACATTCTTGTGAAACTGAGAGAACATTGGAGAATGTGACAATGTTGTGGATGATCCAGCAGTTCTACTTTGAGATGCTTGGTTTGGTGTATTGAAATCACTTCCCGTATATTCTAATCTTCCTGCACCAGATCCTTGATCAGTACACGCATGCATCATCCATCTTCCAGCATAACCATTACCAAGAGCTTTATTACAGATAATTAAATCTCTCATGTTTAAAGTTTCGTAGACAGCACCATTAGCATCTAATGATGATAATCCTAGATGATTGTAATATTCTCTACCACCTTTATCCTGTAGAGAATATACACTCCACCCTTGTGATTCTGGAACACTACGATCATACTTAATAGATAATGTCCATCCACCACCTTGTGTAGTCATATCACACCATACTTGGAAAGGTGCAGCACTTGGGTTGCTTCCAGAAAATGCAGCAGGATTTAACCATAGAGGTCCTTCCAATGCTCTAACGTCATTTAAACTTCCACCAGCAGCAATAATATCTACAAGTATCATCATAGCAGAACCATTTGCTTTACTTGATTCTGTGCCATCATTAACAGCACCTTGCATTTTTATTTGACTCCAGTTTGTTCCATCCCAAATGACCAATGCTGCCAAAGATGTATCATAGATTAAAAATCCAGCATCACTTGTACCTAAATTTGTAGGGTAAGCATTTTCATTTGCAAAACCTTGAAATTTTATTCCCTGTTGAGCACTAACTTGATTTACGTTTATTATACCCATGTTGTCTAGGTAGAATCCTTCTTATATATTTATCGTATAAAACCGTTAAATGTCATTCTATTAGAACTCCACTTCTTTTGTTGGAAGTGAATTGAATGCCAAAGATTCCCTTCATACATGATTAGTTTGTTAAATTCATGTGGTTCTATGTGATATCTTGTCCATTCTTTGTGCTTTACTTGTGATGGATCAAAGGTTACCATTGCCTGTACAGGATTCAATAATCTTTTTGCTCTATAGTTTTTGTCATACAAGGTAGTTTCCTCTCCAGTCTCTTCACTTCTAAAAAAAGCAGTACCATTATCATCACCATCATATTCATCTTCAGTGTTGAGAGATAATACACTAGCATATCTTACTTCATCAGTATGTGGATATAGACTTTGATACCTACATTTCTCTTTCATATCATATACTTGGAATCCAAATCTAGTCTCATCAGGAAATCTCATTATCTCACTACTACCTTCAAAATACTTTGTACATATGAACTTCATTGGTTCGTAAAAAGATCTTTTGTGTATACTCATGTAATGAATATAACCTGGTAAATTTGTAACCTCTCCCTGATACGTTGCGGTATAATCAATTGACTGTGCATATGCTTTTACCTCATCAGGATACTTAAAAAAGTTTCTGACTACAACTATTCTATTTTTATGTTTACCTATGTGTTTTTGCTCCACTTCCCATGCAGAAGGATGTGCAACAGCAAATAATTCTGAATTAATTACCTTCATTTGATTTCTCCAATACCATTACAAATAAACCATTCCACCAGTGTGTTGGATTTTCTATGATCTTACTAAGTATCTTTCTCTCAAAATATACATCGTAGTTATTATCTTTTACAAACTGCACTGCTGACTCTATAACACCATCAAAATTAGCATCATCTATAACCATGATAAATTTATCCGCTAGGAAAGGTGCTAGATGATTTAGATTGTTTAACTGCTGTACATAGTCATGGTTAGCATCATAGAATATTACGTTTGGTTTCTTTCCTTGAAAATCTTCTTCCTTTAGACTAAGTATATCAGATTTGATGAATGATGACTTTCCATTTTCATATTTTTTAAAGTACCTTTGAAACTCTTCAAAAGGATTACCTAGTTCAACCCAGTGCATATTCTTCGTCATTGGTTTGCATTCTGGTTCTGAGTAATCATCAACACCAATATTCTCTATATTATTACCCATTGTAGCAGCAAAGAAAGTGCTTCCCAATAATGTTCCTAGTTCAAGATATACAGCATCATCATAAGAACAAAGGTTATTTAAAAAGTGTCTAACTCTATCTGATGATAGTCCACGAATTTCATATCCTTCTGAGACAAAATTAGATTTGAATGACAAAGAATTATCAATAGCATCTAAGCACCTTTGTGTATACTCCTCTATCTCAAATTTTTCTCCTATCTTCTTGAGGTGTGATTCTACAACAGATTCACAATAATTACAATCCCAACAATCAAACTTACATGTCTTGATCTTCTCCCTCCACAAGTTTATCGGAGCATCCTTGACTTGTAAATCATCCATGTACTCGTCAAACTCAGGGAATAGAAGTTCATCTTCTCGTGCCCATCTCTCTACGATGTCCATAGACTCTTTCAGTCTCATCATGTTTTCTCTGCCATGCATCTTGAAAACATCTATACCTAAATCTAAAAACTCTTCCCAGTCTTCTTTCCATGGAGGTAGGTTTGCTGCTTTCAATGCAGAAGATGGATCTTCTATATCCCATTTAGAACAAGAATTTGTGCTGATAGGATCCATAAAGAACTGTGGAGACTTACCTTGTCTTGTACTATTAAAATGATAGTGCTCATCCATAACACTACATCCACCCCAACAACCTTCATTTGCCAATAATGAAATTTCTACTGGTTTACCAATCTTCTTACAATATTCCTTTGCCTTCTTTATCTCTAGTAGTCCATTCTTGTCCCGCATCATATCTCTGTCTAAGTTGATATAATGGAAGCCAGCCTTAGCAAGATTTACGATATCGTTTGCCTTACAAACATTTCTTATGATAGTATTCTTAATTTTTAAGTCAGGAAATGCTGACTGTATTTGACCAGATGACACCCATGTAGTATGTGGTATCGTAGCAATACGAACATTATAATTTTCGTATATCTGTCTAAAATTATGAATGAATAAATCTAGTCCTTCTTGATCTGGTCTAACATATATGTTATTGAATGTTGCTGAAATAGGTATCTCTGTTTCTCTTGAGATTACTAAAGCATTGAAAACTAACTGAGATATATCTCCAGCAAAAGTATCACCCATCGCATCTTGAGTGAAGGGTGGCATTCTACATGTAAAGTATAAGTCTTTAATGTAAGGTTTATATTTTGTCAACCATGGTATAAAGATTCCATCCGTGAACTGTTTATCAAGTTTAGGATTTATTGGGAGACTGAAGACGGATTTTGTCATTTGTTAATGTAGTCAAAACTCTAGTTTTAATTTCAATATTTTTTGGTTCTGGTAGTTGTTCTACCTTTGGCATTTCTGCCATTAACTTAGGAACAGAGTAGTCCTTGAATGATCCTTCAATAACTTTTCTAACCTCTGGTAGAAGTTGCTGTGTCATTTTTTCAACTCCTGCTGTTAACATTGTAGCATGTTCTACAGCACCTTGTATAGCAGTTAACTGATCTTCTGCTGGCATATTTAAAATAGAATCTAAATTACCACTTCCAATCCTACCACAGTTGTGTACATCAACTGCAGCTTGCTTTGCCATTCTAGTAATCCAATACTTTCTATCCTCGTCTTCTTGTGTTACACGATAGTATTCTATACCTTTCTCCTCGTCCATGTGATTACGAACCATATCACAGAACTCAGATATTTCTCTCTCATATGTAATATACTTTTTCTCAAACAAAGACTCATCGTACTTTGCTTTCTCCATTTCTATCTCTATTCTCTCTACCTCTAACTCATCTGAGTCAGGTCTTTCCTTTTCTCTTTTTAACTCACGTTCTAATTTCTTTCTGGAGTTTGTACATAACTTATGTTTGTACTGCAATTCAACATACCCATGTTGTCTTGCTTCTAGTTCTAACAATGCTTGTTGAACTTTTTTGTAAGGAGTAATCTGAGAACCAACAACAAAAGTATCATTCTGATACATTGTCTGTCCCATCTGCAAGTTTACTGCAGCATCTATAATATCAGCATTTGATAATTTAGATCTTAAATCAATACTAGAATCCGAATGTTCCATATGCGACTTCACCGTTCAATCTATTCATGTTATCATCCATTCGTCCTAACTTCATTGCTTGGACTCGTGGCATACCTATATTTAGGTAGTCTTCCCAGAGGATATTCATGTCCCACATATTGTCCGCAAGTTTGAATTGTGAACGAATAGCATGGTATTTTCCTAAGAGTGCTGCGTATGCTCTTACATACTCATCGTGTTTTTCTAATACTTTGTCAACTAGTATCTCTTTTCTCATACCTCTGGTCATTGCAAGTATATCTAAGAAAGGTGTTTCTGCATCTGGACTTTGTTTATATGCTCTTGCTTCTGGTAATTGATATGCCCATGACTCACTTTCTACATCATGACAGTTCTTAAAGTTTTTAAATC